GACCTCCTCTTGTATAAGTGGAAGCACCTTGTCCTGTTGAGTAAGCAGCCTGAAGGTCAGGGTTTACAGTAGTTGATTTTAACAATACAGTGTTGTACAATTGGTCGAGGAATATATTACAATCCCAAGTACCTGTACCAGCAGCTGCAGGGACTGAAACAACGATAGAATCGTGAATAGTTTCAATCACAGAGGGTAAAACAACACTATCAGGAAAACCAGCAGTGGGCATGTTTAAATCCTTAAAAGGATCTAAAGCTATATCCAGCCAGCGTTTCCCTTTTTCTGTAATGTTTAAGAGTTTGCAAGTTTGAGCAATAGAGCGTTCAGCTTTGACGGCAATCGATGCCATAATCTTTTAAAACCTACCACACCAACCGATCTCCCCACTAATTAAAAAATTTAAAATATAGTGGGGGCCTTTCAAAAGATTATTCATAGCCAGTCCACAGATAAGTGTGGCTGGAGCCGAGCAAATTATCGCTAACATCGTTAATTCGATCACTAAGTAAAAATGGGTCAACTTCAGGATACTGATCTTCCATAAACTTTAAAAAGTTTGTGATGGCTGATTTCTCCGGAGTGAGAGACATCAATCCTTCTATCTGTTTTATTTTCATATATTGATCTACAGGAGATAAGATGTCTTTTGTACAAGTGAGAATTTTGACTAATGAAGTACATAATTTTCTGCTTCTAGGCATAGGGAAATGCTGATCTTTATCAGAAACATATTTATTGGTGCTACCTAAAAACTCAAAATCTCCATCCTTCATTATCGATCCAGGAATTCTGGAGACTACTCGGGAAGCAGAGGGTTTGATGGTCATTCCAAATTTAGCGTAAACTTCTTGTTCAATCCTGATAAAATCTTCGACTTCAATGTCGAGTTTGTCAAAGAGTCCAAGAGCTTTGTCGTCTGAATAAATGGCAACTTCGCAATTTGCTAAAATTTCTTCGTATTGTGCGTAAGTTCCATATTTGAAAAACCATATGGTTAGTAATAGGTACCAAATAATATCTTCGTGCCAAATACAATTATCTGCGGCAGTGTTAT